ATACAAACGACCCATTTTTAACATTTCCCAACACATTTTTAACAGTTGTTAGCACAGTTTAGCACGCTTTTTGCTGTGAGCCGTGCCAAAAAAGCCGATGAAACGAAGTTTAACATTTCGTTAACAAGGTTTAACTGATGCGTAAATATGCAACATCGCCTGAGAAATCGCATAAATATTCGTGAGGTGGTGAAGCCTGACGTAGGGTGTGAAGCCTGACGTTGCAGAAGCCACCATCGCCACATAAGCCACCATCGCCACAGAAGCCAAATAAGCCGCCTACAGGGCATTAAAAAAGACCCCGTGGGCAACAACACCACACAGGGTCTTACAAGGGCACATGGCTTATTTTATAAGGTGAAGCCGTTGCGCAAAATGTTTATAATAGTGTTAACATCGTCAGTCAACATATTTGTGGTGTCTGCGAATTTAACATTCACCATCTTTGTGAAGCCTGAAACGTCTTTTACCTTAGTAAGACGTGAAGAAGCGGTTTCAACGCCTGTACTTGTGATGGTCTTCTTTTGCAGAACGATGTAAGGTGTCAGACCCATCAGGTACGTTGAATCGAACTTTGAACCGCCAAGCACCCGAACTTCTTGTTTCTGTGTCCTGAAAAGAACGTCAGTACATGGTTCAACTTCTTTCGTCCATACGATTCTGTCATCACAGGTCATCACATAGACACCACCGCCACCAAGTAAGTTGACCCTGAGTTCAAGTGCAACGGTGTGCCCTATCAGGTCAACAGGCAACGATTCAAGACCGATAAACGGCACAAACAGGTTCAACTCTGTGTCATAGTCGGCTGTGCTCTCTGTGATGTTTGGAATCTCAACAGAACCGAATGAAAGAACCTTTGAATCAGAAGCCAAGTTATAGACGGTAGTGTCAACCATAAAGTTACCGCACATCAGTTTAGAAGAAGAACCTTTGTCAACCTGAAAGAAGAATCTTTTGACCCTGTTCACATAGTCGCCAAGGTCGTAAGAAATCGGGTCTTCTTTTACGCTGCCTGAATCGCCTGTATAAGGTACAAATCGGGCGGTCGCAAAGTCTTCAAGATTCTGTTCGTTCAACACATAAGCATTGATGAATCCATACTTCTTTGTCGGTGTTGACTGTGGATTCGCCACACCGTCAACTATGATGTACCAATCGTCACGCTCTGCTGTTCCAACTGTTGGCGTTATTGTACCTGTTGCGGTCAACTTGTCTTCACTTATCGTCATAGGTACAATAAACATCGGTGCAAACGTTGAATAGCCTGTTATCTTACACTTGTCAGGTTCATCAAAAACGTTTCCGCTATCAGCATTTAACGTGATGGTGAGCGGTTCACCAACGAAACAGTATGTCGGCTGTGAAACAGGTGTGCAACCTGACAGGTTGTAGTCGATTCGCATAGCCTTTTTCGATTCACCTGAGATTACAACAGGGATGTTGAAGTCAACGTCAGGCAAAGTAACAGAAGCGTTTGACGAAACATTGTCTGTGTCCTTAATCTCATCTACAACAACGTTAACAGTTACAGGTACGTTCTTACTGCTTCCATCTGTGGCAACGTAAGCACAGGACACATTCAGCATCACCTTTTTAGATGTCAGGTTCACAGTCACAGAATGACCGTCCACGGTGTGTGATTCCGTTGAATCAGGCACATTGTTGGTTACTGTAGGCTCTGTAGGTGCAACAGGTTTCGCTTTCGTCTTACCGTCCAAGGAAACGATGTATTTCAGGTCTGAAATCTCAGCAGTCGCCACCGTATTCGTTTCGTTCACGGTAGTTGGTACAAACGTCTGCTGTCCTGATGTATTGACGTATGTAACCGTTGGCACACCGTCAAAGACAAGTCCATCGTTACAGGTAATAGTCACAGTTGTCGATTCTGTTTCGTAGGTCGTACCTGAGATATTATTCTGCGGCTCTGGAATAACTTCTTTGGTGTTACCGCTCAACGTAGCATAACCGCCGTAAGAAGCTGTCGCAAGCGTGAACGTGGCAACGTTACCTGAAACGGTCATATTTTCCGTTGTTCCCTCTGAGAAAGGGTCTTCGGGGTCGCCACCATAAGTTACCGTAGGTGTACCGTCAAAGGTGAATCCATCATCACATGTCAACGTTATAACGGTGTTGCTTCCACTTGTTTTTGTCTTGTATGTGGTATGTGCAACGTTGTTGGTTACGTTTAATGTAGGCACAGGTGTTGGTGTTCCTAAACTTGCTTTTACATGGCAGTCGGCATCACCCATATATCCTGGCGGGAAACTGAATCTTCTGTGCAAAAACGTACCGTCACTTGTTATTCCTGACTTTTCGCCATTAATAACCAGTTGGTCTTCGTCAGGTGTAACCTTTTTGAGGTTCATATAAATAGGTACCCATCTGTTGTTATAGAACATTTCTATCTTACAGGCGGCATCTTCTTCCTTGAAAAAACAACCGTTAACGGCTTCCGCTTTTACATGACACCACGTTGAACCGTCATTGACAAACGTCTTGTCAGAACCTACGTCAGTACATCTTTCAAAAGTATAATTGATATCGTAAGTACTCATTATCTATTACCTTTAATTGTTATCATAACTATTGAACCGTCTTCACTCAGTTCATTCTGTGGGAACGGAATCTTTTCTTTCTGCGTCCTTACATCACAGACAGGCTTGTAATCGCCATCATACTTGTTAGGGGTGTCTGTGGCGTAAATCTCGCCTGTAGCTTCAAGAATCTGTTCCTTGAATGTCATCAGGGAATCACAGGACAAAGACAGAATCGCCTTGTCACCGTCATAACTTACTGAATCAATAAAGTAATATCTGCCTATTGATTCCACGTAACACATCGTGAAGCCTTTGACTTCACCACGCACACAAATCTCAGGATTTAAGAAGCCCATCTGTGAAATCTTGCCTGAGATAGTAACAGGGTCGCCAAGAACCTTGTTTATCTTGTTGCGCTCACCATTATATTTATAAAACAGAATATCCATACTATTGTACCGTTATAGTTACCGAACCGTTTAAATTGATGATGCCCTGAATTATTGCGTCCACGTTCTGAAAGGTGTACTTTGACTTCGATACAGAACCTTTCGCAAGATTACGTCCAACCAAGATGCAGCCTTTGGTATCCTTTGGGTAATTACCTGGGTGAATCATTATGCCTGTGCGTCCGTTCACTTCCAACAGAAACGGCATCTTTCGCCCGAACATGTTTGAATATATGTACCCGATTCTGTATGTGCCTTTGTCAATACAAGGGTGGTTCACATTCTTAGGCGGTTCAAGAGTATCGCACAGGTAAGTATCACCATCATATAGCTTACCAATAGTATAGTGTTCATTCTGAAATATTCTTTTTAGTACTAACATAGAAATCGAATTTAAAGTAAAAACGGTGGCACACCGTAATAATGTACCACCGTCAAAATTAGGCAACAAAGAACACTACAAAGTTTTCGTTGGTGTCGTTGAAGTAACCGGCATCGAACTTGTAATAGTTGTTGAAGAACTCTGCCTTTGCGTTGTAGTTGGTGGTTACTCGCTTGTCAAGGTTGCAAACACCAAGAGCATCACGGTCGAACATCACACCGAGCACACCACCGATTGAAATCTCGTGGTTTCCGCTTGTCTTGATATTGATAGCAGAAGTATGAGCAAAGCCGTAGTCCTTGCCTGTACCTTGCCAAGAAGCAACACTCTCAGCGTTTGGCAACAGAACCTGTTCCATGTTCTTTGTGTCGGCATACAGGTAAGCCTGTGCAGCCTTTGCAAAGTCGGACAACAGAACTGTGTGCAAAGCGTCCTTTGGTGTGAAACGCTCCTTGCCACCAACGTTGAAGAGGGTAGAAATAGACTGCAAACGGTCTGCGTAAAGACCCATCTGATAAGATGCAAAGCGAATAAACTCGCCATCGGTCAAACACTTGTCTGCGGTCAAAGATGTGCCCTTTGCCTGATTGTAGAGATACAACAGGTTCACGCAACGTACAGTAGATGCAGAAGCATAGTTGAGGGTCTTTGATGCTGTGAATTTGTCTGCATCTGCAAACAGGGTTTCACCAATCATATTGTTGATGGTGCGCATGATGAGTGCATCGGTCTTGATAGTCATAGACTTCTCAACTGCTGAGTAAATCATAGACAAGAAGCCGTTCAACTGTGCAGCAGAACTGAAAGATTCCTTGACCTGACGTTCTGTGATAGAAACAGGCACTTCAAAAGTAACCTTTGAGTTGAAGAACTTAGCAGACACAACAGGCTTGTGGAAAATGTCCTGATTGTACTCTTGACCGTCTGTGAGATTCCAAGTGTCGTTTTCCTCTGCGGCTGGAACATCTGCTGAAATCTTTTCAAGCACAGAACCAAATTCCCAAGCGTCCATCAGGACAGATGGAATCTTACCTGAATAAGGGCGGTTGACGAAAACAACCTTACCGATGTGGTTTACCAAAGACTTGACGTAGTTGTCAACTGCGCCCTGATTAAACACTTCCTTACCAAGGTCAACAACACCTGTAAGGTCTTCATTAACGATGTCGGTCTTACCGAGCACCTCACTACTTACTGAATTAATCAGCGTATAAATCTGTTTTACTTCCATAAAATTTAAAATAATTAATTATTATAAATACTTAATGTTAAATAGTCAACTAAACTTTTGATGATGTCTTCACGTACATTAATCAGGCGTGCACGATATTCGTCAAGCATAGCCTGTGTAACGTTACCGTTGAAGCCTGTACGTTCTGACGTACCTGATTCTGTTTCTGTGCGTTCTTTTGCGTTTGACTTGTCTTCTTTGGAATCTTCATTGAAGCCGTCATCGTTGAACGCCTTTTCACTCTTAGTGATGCCATCCGTATTCGATTCCTGTACCGTCACAGTCCTGTTGGTCGATGTGCTTTGAAGCACAGGTTTCAGGAAATCATACTTTTTGTTGAAGACCTCAAATTGACTTTTGAACGTATCAACGCACATGTCAAGAATCGCACCTGTGTAGTCCTTACAGTTGTCAGCATTGAATGAATCAAGAACCGTCTTGTTACCGAACTTCACCAAAGCAAAGGTATCGGGATGTGTGTCACCGAATATCTCTGCATAAATTTCGGGGTATCTCTGTTTAAAGATGACCCCAAAAAGTTTATTATCATTTATGAATAATTCTTTGAATAACATAGTCAATACGAATTAAGTTTCTTCTTTTTCTTCTTTTTCTTCTGTTTCAGAAGTTTCTTTGGTTTCTTCTGTTTCAGAAGTTTCTTCTGTTTCGGTCGTTTCTTTGGTTTCAGGTGTTTCTTCTGTTTCCTCAGTTTCAACCTTTTCGATGTCCTTAGACAAAGCCAAGAAGTTTTCATGTTCCAACTTCCAAGAAGAATTTAAATCCACCCTGATGTCAGTACCGAACATGTCATTCACCTGTGCAAGTGCTTCACGTCTGCTGTTGAGCATATTTTCAACGTATGGCAAAAGAACGTCCACGTTCATGGAAACCTCACCGAGATTCAGGCGTTCACGCTTCATGTTGTAGTTGGCGTTCAAGCCAAGTTCGTTGAGCATTGATGCCCTGTAGTACTGCACAAGTTCCACAAGCTGTGTGATGTACTGACTGTTGGAAACGTTTGCGGTCTGCATCGAAACTCCCTTGAAGAAACTGTTTTCACCGATAACTGAGAAATCACCGTTTAGAATCTTTTTCAGGAACTCGTCTGCACTCTGTTTGGTCTTGTCGTCAGAAGCACTTATCAGCATAGTGATTCTTGTCAGAATCGAAGCTGTGTTCAACGAAATAAGACCGTCTGTGTAAAGAACCGCATATTTGCCTATGATAGGCAACAGGCTTTGACCGTTGGTGTCGTTTTCCATAAGGACACAATCAGAACCGATTCTGAATGTCTTGTTCAACTTCAACCAAGGATTTGCCACGATGTAATCAAGTGGTCGTCCGTATGCGTCCTGTTCACCACCTGTCGAACCGCCAAGGGCGTACAGGGCATCGCCAACCTTTGCTATGGCACAGTTTCCATCTTCCTGTAACAGGCGTTCAAGTTCAACCTGTGGGATAGATTCAGGCAGACCGTCATACTTGAACATAGACTGAGTGATAGCCAGAGTATGCTCAATAAAAGACGTTACAGCTACGTCCTTTGTCTTCACCTGTGCCTGATATTTACTGTATATGTTTTCTAACTTCTTCATTTTACCAAAGTTTTAATTAATGTGCAAAGTTCCGTCAAAACTTTCGTATTTGCTTCAACTGTAGCACTCAGCTTGTCAGTTTCGTCTTTGTGCTTGTCTTCCTGTTTAATCATAAAATAAAACAGGGCGACACATACCGCAATCGGAAAGCCAACGTTGCTGATTAATGATGTAACTTCGTTCATATTCATAAATATTGTTATTTAAATCTTTTGCAAAGATACGAATAAATATTCGTATCTCCGCATGATTTACATTATTTAACACTTAAAATGTTATTCTTTGTACTTGTCATTATGTAATTACGTACAATTTCACCGATTTCGTTGCTCTGATAGAACACCTTGTCGGTCACAAAGAAGCGTGAAACCTTTGCTTCAAGTTCGGTTGCAGAACTTATCAGCTTACGTTTGTAGTTCGGTCGTCCGTTCATCGTAAGCGAATAAATCAGGCTGTTTTCTGTGTCCTTGATAGGCGTGGTCTTTGCGTGAATGTAGGTGAAACACTCATCGTCAACCTGAATGATGTTTGCCTGTAAGACCGTACCGTTGAACTCTATGAAGTAAGTAAACAGAACGTCTTTCGGCTTGTACTTGCGTGGCAAGTGAGGGTAAGCCGCCAACTCCCATTTTCCGCCAGTAATCATCTGCAAAGCCTCATTTCCGAAACAGAAGTACTTGTTAGACGGCTTTTCCTTTTCCAAGGTGTCGCAATACTCAACCGCCACCGTTGCACCGTCTTCACCGAAACGATACAGGTCGATGTTTCCCTGTGGCATGTTCTGAATGTTGTCAAGACCCATTTCACCAAAGTAAGGACAGAACTTGTTCACCGTATTACCGAGCATGAAGACCCTGACGTTGGAACGGTTTCTGATGATAGTACTTAGAACGTTCATAAACAGCATAAACTCATCAGGCAGATAATAACGTCTTGTGATAAACTCATCGAACACAACAGTCGTTATCATCGGGTAACTTGTTGACTTGTCATGTTCCTGTTCTGACAGACAGAAGCCATAACAGAACGGCTTATCGTCAGGGAATCGTTTTCCCTTATCCCTGTCATAGTAAGACAAGAACCATTTTCCCGAAAGATAGAAAACTTCGTTGTACTTACCTTTCGTTACCTGAGAAACGAAACCGTTTGCCACATGACCTGAGAAAAGCGATTCTGCACGTTTACCTCTCAGGTCTTCACGCCAACGCCTGACGTATGCACTCTGTTCGCCTGTTTCAACGTAGTTGATAATCATGTAAGCCAAACAGGCATAAGTCTTACCGTTTGAACGTTCACCGAAAATGATATTGTAATCGGCATTCTTTTCCAAGATTCCAGATAAACTGTAATACTTTGGTTTTTTACTTTTTCCAAACATAGCTATTAATCTTTAAATTTTATACCCATTAAAAAGTTCAAATACATAACAGACAGCGAAAGTGAATAACCTGTAGCTTCAAGATGCACGCCTGACAGTTCGTGGAACTCACAGGGTTCGCCCAAGTAATCGGTCAACACTCCCTGTTGCTCATAGTCGATATATGTGTGAATGTTCTTGCCTGTCGCCTGTGGCGGTATTGACAAGTAGTTGGTGAATGCTTCAAAGATTCCGTCCTGTCCGTAGGTTTCAAGTAACCAAGGAACTGCACTTTTCTTGTTCACACCACTTACCGTCAGGGATACAGGGTAACTTTTACCGCCAACGGTCAAAGCGTCTTCTTCCTCAACCATGTATCGTTTAGCACCAAGCGTCTTGAATCGGCTATATGTGCCCTCAAAGTCCCAAACACCCATCAGCTTGTTTATACCTTTGATGGTCTTCGGTTCAAACAGTTCAAAAGATATTTTGTGATGCTTTGCAGCCTGTCTGAGTTTATATTCCACCATACTGTTGTATTCCTTGAAGTACTGCTCATGTGCCTGTCCGTTCTTCAACTTCACGGAATCGGTGTCTGAATAGATGTAATCGTCACCACATTCGTAGATGCCTGTAAACAGGTTTCTTCTTGCATAAGCGGTTACGAAGACACCCCAAGGGTAAAACAGGAATCGGTTTCTGCTGTCGTTGTACTTGACAAGTGTTTCGTTTATCTCATCGGCTGTCAGGTGCGAAACGTCCCAATCACCGTTGTACGTAAATTCGTCACGCAAAGGATTCGTCACACACATGCCATAACAGCTATTCAGCATTTCCTTACTGTTGAGATATTCCACTTCCTTACCTTTCACACCTTTCAGGGTCGTCTTGTTGGCGTACAGGTGAAGAATAGACTTCACAAATTCTGTCGGCAGATAGGACTTCTTGTAACACCACATATCAACCACCTTTTCTTCTTCCCAAGTGTAGAACATCTTGAAGACGTTATAGTCAACGTTTGTGATGGTTGTTACCACCCTGTCGGCAGAAAAGACCCTACCGTTGTTTTCAACCACGTTTTCCTTGTAGAAGCACTTTGAAACAGACAAGGGCGTGTCCTGTACCTGTGAACTCATTATTTTCGTAAATTCGATGTCGAAGACACAACAGTATGCAGACAGGAAAAACTCAAATTGCTTCTTGCTTTTCACTTTAACATGCACACCCGAACTCATCGGAAACTGTTCTGCAACCATCACATAAGGGTAACTGCTTGTGAAGTCGTAACTGCTCACATTTTCGATTACATCGTCTGTGTGGTTCGCATTCGCATGTGTGAAGCCACCACTGAATGCCCTTTGCAGCGTGTTGAACTCATCAGCACCACTTATGTTCAAATCGTGAATCGTGTTTATGTACGTCCAATTTTGGACTGTCTTCCCGAACTCGTCTTCACAGTACAGACAATGTTTGCGGCAGTACTTCCTGACGAAACCTGTCTTTGTAATCGGTAAATGCGTGATGCCCTTATAACGTTCTATCATTTCCTGAATATAGCACATCACTACTTTCACGTCATTCAGGCAATAGCCCATTTCTTTTTCCGTCAGGGGTGTCTTACTGTGACGCAACAGGGAATAGTCCAAGTCGCCCACCATCTTTTCGCATTTATACTTCATCAGTTGACCGCCCAACTTAGCCAAAGAATAACCTGACAACAGGTAGCTACATCTAAACTCTATACCTGATTCCGTTATTGCGTAAATCGGTTTTCTCAGGTCTATTGAAAAGACTTTGTTCCACGTGAAACGGTTTCTGATAAACTGAAACTCATAGGACAGGTTGTGAACGTAAACTATCAAACGCCTGTCTTCTGATAACTGTAGGTAATCAGAAATCGTTTCCATCATTTCTGTAAACTCTTCCCATGTGCGCCCGACTATGCAGTAACCGTTTATTCCAAATTGCCAAACATACATACAGGAACACTTTTCCAACTTGACACCAAGTTTCACATACTGCTCATAAGACAGGTAATTGTCACCACTCTTGTAGAACGAAGACGTTTCTATGTCAAAGCAAACAGGAATATCAAAGAACTTTTGTTTCTTGTTATTCCCACGTAAACAGGAATCGTCAACCGCCATGTCAAGAACGGCTGTTATGTCTTTTGGTGAATAGACTTCATCATGCAAACAAAAATTCTTCTTTTTCATTATAGACCAAATTTCTTTAAAGTGCTCATTATTCCGCTTTTAATGCTGTTGGCATAGTCCAACACATTCTGTGCGTCTTTTTCCAAGTCCTGTTCTATCGCCTGTTCCAACCTTGCAGCGTCTGTTTCAATTTGGTCTGAAACGTCTGCGGCTTCTGTTTCAAGCTCACCTGTGAAGTCCTTGTATCTCATCAGGTATTGTTCCACGAAGTTTTCATCAGACACAGACAAGAACTTGTCCTGAATCTTCTGTGCCATCAGGTCGAACTCGTCTTCTGTCAGGTCGTAGGCATCCATCAGGTGCTTGTTGTACTCTCGCACACCTGTGGCGGTCGATGTAGGCTGTCGTAAGAAGCCAACCGCCTTTGCATATTCGGCTTTCAGGTCTTCCCAATCGTGGCGCATAGAAAACTTTGTGAAGCCTTTTATGTCGCCCTTGTTCAACGCCATAACTGCTGGCGATACAAGACCCTTTGATTCGATGTTCTGAATACGTCTGTTAGCCTGTTGAAAGATTCTTCTTATCTCAGCTTTGTACTCAGGTGAAGCCATCTTTGCTTCAATGATTCTTTGCTTTATAACGGCTTTGTTGAACGAAAACGTTCTTCCACTAAAGCCTATCGGATTCATGCCCATAATTACTTAAAATTAAAGGGCACACCTAAAAGAATAAGCGTGCCCTATGTGTGAAACTTCAATTACTTGTTGATGTCAACGAAGTTGATGCCGTAGCATGTCTTTGCATGTGACTCGTAAGTGTAGATGGTGTAACCTACCTTGCCGTCCTTGATAGCCTGTACGGCTTCTGCGTTGGCAAGAATCTCACGGAATGTCTCGCCAAGATGCTTTGGCATGTTGACCAACTTCTTAGCCTGTACGTCAATCACTACAGGTGAATCACCCAGAGCAGAACCGTGAACGTAAAGACCGTTGATAGGGTGAATCTCGTCAGGTGAAGAACCCTTTGCTACGTCTGCTAACTTGATGTACTCGTAATCTTTGGTGTCGATACCAAAAGAAGTCTTGTTGAATGTGTTACTGAAACTAAACATAATTGATAAAATTTAAATGTTAAACTTATTATAAACTGTTATTACTTACTTTTCTGATTCGATTCGGTCAATCAACCACTTTCTGAATCTGTTCACCTTGATAACGGCTTTGTCATCGCCGCACATTTCTTTGGTCTGTAGAAGACCGTTCAATGCAGTCAAAGCGTTAAACAAGTTTTCCTGATAGTCGTTTCTGTCTTCCATCACTTCTGAATTTTAATGTAACCACTGTGGTTTACCACTGTGGTGTCTGTTGTTACTATAACTGTGCGTCCGTTTGCTTCAACGTTCTGTGAAGTCTTGCAAGAACCAAAGACGCATAAAACTACAAAGCAGATAATAGTCCAAAGGACAACTGCACAGGTGGATTCTATCACCTCAATTTTGTCTTTCTTAATCATCGTTGTACTTACTTTTGTGTTCGATAAACTTAGCCATCAGTCTGTTTTCTGACAAGAAGTCAAGAACAATCTGAAACTCTTTCTGTAACTGTTCCAACAACAGGTCATCTTTCTTGTCCTGAATCAGAACCTCATCCACCACATGTCTTGCATCGAAGACCGTATCGTTTATGGCATTCAGCAAATCTTTTTTCTCATCGGTCAAGTCTTTTGCAACGAAATCCATATCGTCACAAGATTTGCAAAGACTTTGAAACACTTGCAAAAGTGCTTTTTCTTTATTTTCTCTGTCCATATTACCTAATTTTAAATTAAACTTCATTTCTGAATCACGCTGCAAAGATACGGCGATTTTTTGAACCCACCAAATTATTTTTGTTAAAATGTCTTAATTGGCGATTTTTTTCTTTTTTCTCAGTTTTTGCGCAACGGCTTCACCTTATAAAATAAGCCATGTGCCCTTGTAAGACCCTGTGTGGTGTTGTTGCCCACGGGGTCTTTTTTAATGCCCTGTAGGCGGCTTATTTGGCTTCTGTGGCGATGGTGGCTTATGTGGCGATGGTGGCTTCTGCAACGTCAGGCTTCACACCCTACGTCAGGCTTCACCACCTCACGAATATTTATGCGATTTCTCAGGCGATGTTGCATATTTACGCATCAGTTAAACCTTGTTAACGAAATGTTAAACTTCGTTTCATCGGCTTTTTTGGCACGGCTCACAGCAAAAAGCGTGCTAAACTGTGCTAACAACTGTTAAAAATGTGTTGGGAAATGTTAAAAATGGGTCGTTTGTAT